TGATAGCACGTTCCATAGCACGTTGCTTTTGGGATAGATCGTAAGCCCGTTTGTTTTCCTCGGCATCGAACTCCTTGTAGGGGTTGTGGTCGAGGTTGCCCGGGCCGAAGCTGTGCCGGCAGTTCCACCCACACAAACCCTCACCGGTACCGTAGCCGGTGCACTTCACGAAGTCCGGAAGTCCCGGGGTCTTGCCCTCACGGCTATACAGCTTACCTTGCCACCAAAAGTGGTTGCTGGGGTTCTCGCCGTTATCGCCGTATCGGGCTCCCAGATGGGCAGAAACAAGAATAATATCCCACCCTCTCTCCACCATGCCCTGTATGGAAAGATTGCCGGACGCTTGCGCTGTGCCGGTTCTAACGCACCTTAATACCGCTGTCTCTATGGTATCTGTGTGTCCGGTGGGATAGCGCACCTTTGCCTGCGTGTCGATCAGCTCGTCCACAGCTTCCTTTACCGCTTCGGTGTAGGATTGAGCGCCGGTGATCACCTTGAGATGTGCTTTATCGCACACGTTCATAAAGTGCTGTTCGCTATGGGTAGCCGTGGTCCGGGTGAAATTATGTATCTCACCATTGGTACGCTGATACGTGTCCGTGAGGATCTTCATCAGCGGCTCCGACTTGAGCAGCGGCGTGGATTCAAAACCCTGTGCCACATAGAATGCATCGTCAGCGTTCCACGCCCGGAGACCGGCATCTTCGAAGATTGCCATAACCTCGGCGTCGGTTTTCTTTGTCCACGCCTTGATCTGCCTTGTCAGTTCCTCGTAGTGACCGCCAGCCTCTTTGTAGAGTTCCAGTTGCCACTTATCGGAAGCACCAAAGGACCAATCCTCATTCCGTGCCAAGCGTGCCATAAGCCGCTTGATAAGATCGGTGGTAATCCAAATGTTCAGCTCGTCCAGTAGCGGATAGAGGGTATCGACGATCTCAAGCAGTTCTTGTGGAGTGAGCATATCGCACCTCCTTACTCAACGCCGAACAATCCCTTTTCCATATTGGCCTGTTCCGCTTCCTGTGTGAGTTTCTTTGCCTCTTCCTCGGTCATTCCCTCGAACTTCACGAAGTAGAGCCACTTCGGAATCCAGCCTTGGGCTGCGTAGCTTTTCCACGATGCCTTGTCCTCTTCGTAGGAATAGGTGATGTCACCGAAGTTGTAGTTGATCTCATACTCACCGAGGGGAGCCAGAGCGTACAGAGTAGCCATAGCAGCTACGCCATAGAAAGCCTGCTCAAGAGCATCTTTCAAGGCGTCTCTATCGGTCTTGATGGTCTGGATCGTGTCACGGTCATCGGCTTCGACCTGTGTAGCGGTAATCATACCGGTCTGGCCGTCGAGGACGAACACGCCCTCGGAGAAGCCACACTTGACGCCTGCCATAGACAGGTTGAAGTTAATGTCCTTGATGCGCTGGTCGGTCAGCAGCGTAGGCACGTGCTCGTGGATAGCAGAAATGTCGCCGTCGTTGATGCCCAAGCCGAGACCCTTAACGAACCGGGGCAGCTGAATGCCCTTGTTGGTGGCGTTCTGGATAACGGTCTGTCCAACAAAGGTGATATGCTTGCTGTCATCGACCTCGGCGTTCTTACGGCTCACGCCTACGTCGATTGCCTCAAGTTCCGTAAGGGCGTTCGCAAATACAGACTGACCCAAGGGGCTTGTGGAGTCCACGATATTCACACCGGGAACACGGTAGAATGCGAACAGGGGCTTTTCGAGGTTGAGGATCGTAACCTCGTCCTGCATATGCGCCCACGCATCCACACTCTGCAGCGCCACAGGTCTGCCCAGGGAATACTTACCGGAGCCGTTCAGCTCATTCTTGAACGCCTTGTTGGTGACGATGTACTTGTCACCCTCGAACCGGTGATATTCGAGCCTGGTATAATGACCGTTGCCCTGTGTAGTGTGGTTGGCGAAGATGGCACCCACAATCTCGCCGTTATCATCCTTGGCGGTCACGCCGAAGTTTCCGGGCATCACGTAGTCCCACGTTTCGCCGTTCCACTTGATGACCATACCGCCGAGCCGTTCAGCTTCGGCAAACTTATCGGGCAAACGCTTCAACAGATCGTCAGCGATAGTCTGCATATACTCGGCTCTGGGAGAACCGGAGATAGCAATGCCGATGTCGAGCATAGCCAGCTTTGCCCGGGTGTCTGCGATATGCTTCGCCATATTGATGGTCTTTATGTCATCGCCATTATTCAACCACGGGGGTCTACCTGTGGAAATATCATCCCACAGTTTGATGGCGCTGTTCATCTCACTGGAAGTGATAAGATTAACGCCGAACACCTTGCCGATGTCAGAGCTGCTTGTTAAAAACATATTGCGAATCCTCCTCCATAGGCGACTAAAAATATTCATCTTATCACCGCCTTAAATAATGAATTTCAGTTCAGCACGTAACACAGTTCGGACGAAGTACCGCACTTGGTCCATACTGTGATCGTTCTCTTTGATGATGGCATCTTCGTCCTTTTCCTCGTCCCACGAATATGCCTCGAACTCGTTGAACGTATTACGGCAGTCCCGGTGGAAAAGGAGCTTGCCGGCATTAAGGAACTTGGTAACGTCCTGTATGCCGTTGAGTACGTCGTTGTCGGCTCGGACACAGTTCCATCTACCGTATTTCATAATCGTTTCGATCATTGACGAAGCAGATGGGTCGATAACGATGTACTCTATGGGATAGTCGCCTATGAGCTTCTCCAGCATCTTGTAGTAGGCCTCATTATCGACGCGGTTCATACTGCCGCCATCGTAATAGAGTTCCTTTATCATCGTTGCTGTCTGCTCTGCCGGGTTGTAGTCATACAGGCCAGCCGCAAAGGGATTGACGGTGCCGTAGTCGATTGCCACGTAATACCGGTGCCTACGGCTATAATCCGGCATACGGTGTACGATGTGTTTTGCCCGATCGAACATAGGATAGACCAAGCCTTCCGCACGTACCCACAGGCCTTGTATGTATCGGGCATAGAACACGCCTGTGTACATACTTTCGTACTCTGCCTTTTTCTTCTCCGATAGAGAGGGGTTGTCGTTCATTGTGAAATGGAGGTGGAGCATATTGCGACGCTCACACGGCTTTATCCATTCCTCATAGAACCAGTGCGTAGGTCCTTCGGGGTTGCAGTTAAACCACAGCTTCGAGCCCTCCACGGAGCATCGAGCCATAACCTGCTCAACGAATGATCGGGGCATTAGTGCCACCTCGTCCAGTAACACGCCTGCCAGGGTGATGCCCTGCACCAGCTGGTAGGACGATTCATCACGGCCACCGAACATATAGTATTTGTTGGTCACGTCACCGGCACGAATGAGAAGCATATTATCGCTGCGCCTGTCCGTGATCTCCACTATGCCGCCGAGCAGCTGTGGCAAAAGCATAATGACGTTACGCCGGAGGGAAGCGATTGTCTTACCGCAGATGGCGAAGTTCTGCCCATTGAAGTTACCCATACTCCACAGGACAAAGCCTACAGCCATACAGACCGTCTTGCCACTTCGGATAGATCCATCACAGATGATGCCGCCATAGTCTTTGAAGCGTGGTCTATTCCACCACGTCATCGCTATGTTCTGGCGTTTGCTCAAGTTCTGGTATATCATCGGTGTCTATATCCTCCATTGTGGCAGATAACAGGGCCTGCAGCAGATTGTTTTCCGGTGCAGCCTTGCCATCGTCGCCACGAGCCATGCGCAGCTTGTTCAGCGATTCGATGCACTTCTGTTTCTGTGCCTGGCACCGGGTCAAGGCTTCCTCAAGCCGTTGGATAATGTCATAGGTTGCTTCTGTGGTAGTGGTGAGGCGGTAAGATCGTCCAGGAAGTCTCTCGCCGGCGATGATCTTGGCAGTTATCCGATCTTCGTACATCTGCTTTTCTTCATCGTTGGCGAACTCTCTCTTTTCCTCCGACCGGACGATATTAGCAACGGCCTGTCCGCCCTTTGCCGCCTTATGCTTGGCGATAGAAGCCATAATACGGCGTTCCCGGACAGACAGTAGGCTTATCTCGTCAAGGAGTAACTGTTCTCCATCGAAGTCCAGTTCCTCAAGCATTTGCTTCTCTTCCTCGTCCAGCGTGTCCCAAAATATCCGGGAATACCCACCGTGCTTCAAGGCGTTTGTATTACCAACAGGAGCGCCATAACCCACAGCATTTGTATTGCCCGGAGGTGCACCCGCTTTCCGGGGTGCAGGTGCAGAGGACGCACCCGGTTGCGCCTGTGGGTTCTTGCTCTTATGCCTGCTGATCCAAGACTTAACCGTGTTGATGCTGACATCGTATTTCTCTGCCAGTTCTTTCGGCTTGAGCCCTTTTTTGTAGTCACTGATTACCCGCTTTCGGGTTTTCTCCATTTCGGTATTGGGAGCCTTTGTGTTACTCACACCACCACCTCGTTAAGATCGATTGTTTGTTCCGCTGAAAAAGAGCGACAGCAGCGTGTTTGATGCCTGTAGCAGTACACACGCCGCTGCGCTATTTCCCATATCTGTCTCTTTTCATCGTGCTTTCCCAGCCCTCATAGCGGTCCCGGGTTACCACGTCCTCAGAACACGGTTTCTTACACCGCTTCTTATTCTTCATACACATACAGACGGTCTGCCCCTTGACGATGTCAACATAGACCTTGATCCTTTCTTTATCCTTCACGGGGAGACCTCCTTTATGGTTATTCAGAAGTGAACACAGCGTCGCCTTCCTTGATGAACATGACGTGGCCGCACTTTTCACATACGACCTTGAAATACTTGGGTGGCTTCACAGCTACTTGGGAAGCAGAGGCTTTCGCCTTTTCCAGTTGGGCAGGGGTAACGATCGCAGCGTCCTTTGCTTCCTCCTTGGCTGCGCTCTCAAGATATGCCGCATACCGAGCTCTCTTTTCTTCTTCGGTCTCCGCTGCAGGCGCTTCGTCATCCTCATACACATTCGGAATGTCGAAGTCCTCAAACGGTACCGGCAGGCCGAGGGATTCAAAATCGAAATCGAAGTCGAGGTTAATCATATCAACCTCGTGCATCAGATCCTCACTGACCCACTCGGAGAACTCGGAGATCTTATTGTCTGCCAGACGATCCAGTTTGATGGTTTCTTCGTCGGCATCGGTCACCACGCAGGGTACTTCGGTCATACCGAGCTTAATTGCAGCGGCATAACGGGCGTGACCCTTTACGATGACGTTCTTCTTATCAATAACGATGGGGACATTGAAACCCACCTTGGGAATGATGTCCACCAACAGCTGAACGGTCTTGTCGTTCTTCCGAGGGTTGCGCACATAGGGCTTTACCTCGGAGATCTGCTTCATAACGATATTCTTAACAACTTCCATCGCCGGTCTCCTTTCGATACTTGTGCAGCTGCCGTGCCTGGTTCTCGGTGATGGCAGCACGGGTGTACGAATTATTCTCGTACAGCTTGGCATAGCCTGTGATGTGCTTGAGCCTTACCAGCTCTTCCGGTTCCAAGCCCAGTTCGTTGCAGACCTCAAGATCTGTCGCACCGTTCAAGAGCATTTCCATAACGATGTTGGACATACCGTTAATAGAGTGCTTTCCTCTGGCTCGGTTGTGGCGTACAGTAGAGGCCATAAGGTCGTTCATGGTCTTACTGTGAAGCACGACACAGGGCAGCTTGCCCTCGCACGATGCGTAGATGTCCTTGTACCTGCGCATAATGCTGTATCGGTGGAAGCCGTCGACGATCACGTATCTATCCTTGGATTTATCGTAGATCGTAACTACCGGCTGGGTGTATCCGTCTGACTTGACGGACTTATATAAGAGCTTCATCTCTTGAGTTGCCACGCTGTTCGGGTTGTAGTCGTTGGCGTGTACTTTCTCAATGGGAATCCACTCGACTTTGTAAATAGGTTGGTCCTTAATCATACCTTGCCTCCCATATATTCTTCAAACTGTTGCCGATCTCGCTCACGGTACACGTGCTTCTTATCACGGATGCGGAAGCGGGAGCGGGCGTTCGCGTTGTTGGTGCCGTCGATGTCGTTGAGAATGATCTCCTTGACGTGTACCCGATACCATTCGTCACCGGTCTGTTTCTTCCAGCGGTTTCGGAACAGGTCGTGGTACTCCGGCTTGATGATGCTCACGAGAAGATAATCCCGGTACTCAAGCCACGACGCAAACGCAAATGGGAGTTGGCGCGGAATGATGTCGCCGCTGTCGAAAGAGTGGGCAAAGGTACCCACGCCGCAGACACGGCGAATGAATTTGTTGTAGGTTGCCGGCTCAAATTCCTGCAGCATTTCAATGGAGTGCCATGCGGTTTCGTGTGTCAATGCACTTACTCGCATTGCCTCCTTTTTCAGCCCCCCATTGGTACTGGAGATCGTACACCCTGTTATAGCTCCAATGGTTGGAACCGATAGCTGTCCAGATGTCGTCGTTGGTGAAATCGTAGATCGGCCAAAACACCTGGCACTTTCCGGTTTTCTTCTTGCACCACGTGATACCTTTGTACTTCGCTTGATGCTGGGTGATCGCCACCCTCCGGTTGGGGCTTTCGGAAATTCGCATTCCAACCAGTACAGCGCAGTTATTGGATTCGGTGCAGTGATCCGGCAGTTCATTCACCAATTCGTGAAATCTGTTCGCCTTGCAGGGGTTTTCCTTGATGGACGTCTCGTGCTGTTCGTGGATCCAGATAGCCTTATCGTCCGGGTTCCAAACGTGGATGAAGTTCTTATCCGGGGACAGCGTATTGGTGAAATCGAACGGGATTTGGAACCAGTACGGATCTACCTCCGGCATAGCCATAATCTTCTCCATGTAATCGACGGTAGCTTGCCATTCG